TGATTCCGCGCGTTCAGTGCCCGCACTGCCTCCGCGGCCCACTCCCCGCCCAGCGTGGCGTGAACGTGTGCTCGCGGTGTTCGGGGGTTTTCCGAGTATGAGTGCGTATACGCGGCGGCTCATCCGCTTGCAGGACGCCCTTGCAGGTGGGTGGATTAGTCAGCGCGAGTACGAGCATGGCGCGGCACAAGTACGGCGGGAGCACGGCCGGCTGGGGTGGGGAGGCACACACCATGAGTAACGACGCATACGAATGCCCAACCTGCGGGAGTGAATTCACGTTCACGGGCGAACCAGAGACGTGCTATGGGTCGCGTGAATACGGCCGGCACTCGAAAACGATAGTGGTGCGGCCGTGTGGAATGTGCGGCGACCCTATCACGCAAGCAGAAATATGCCGCGAGTGCGCGGATGGGTTAGATACGGACGCAACAACTCCAATATGGGGTGATGGGTGAATCTACGCGCTTCTAACAAACACTGATTCTGGCGTTTGTTGGTCTACCTGTAGCGCGTGCCCGGACTCCCGCAGGAACGCCTCATCCGCGGAAGAATACCACCAAACATCCTCTAGGCTATCAACGCTACAGACACGCGTCAGGGCCGTCTGGCGGACCTCACCATCCCGATGGTCCTCTAACCGCGAAAGCACGTTCTTCGCGGCGCCCACGTACAAGCAGCGGGAGCTGTCGGCCCATGCGTCGAGCCAGTCCGGGCGCACGTCATACTCCGCGTCCCACGCCTGCCGTGGATTCTCGGGTTTCTCCAGTGAGAGGCAGTAGACCGCTGGGGAGGTGAGTTGGTCGTAATCCTCCGCGAACGCTTCAAGGTCTTCAGGGAGCGATAAGGTCATGAGTGAATATACCACGTGGTATCTGGGCCGGCCGTATCCGTACACCACCGCGTGTCTTCGGCGACTTCCAGACTGTATTCGCCGTCCTCGATGGTGAGGATGGCGGATGTTGGTTCGCCGCAGTGTGGGCAATCCTCAGTCATCTTGCGTTCGTCCACTTGATTTTCGTTTCCGTGTGCGGAACACTCACTCGAAACACCGTCTCGCACTCCGTACATTCGTTCGCCTGAAACGAATTATGCCCGTGCCGCTCAATCGTCTTCTCAACGTCACCACTACACCACGGACAGTATTCAATCTCGTACTCACTCATAGCGTAGCCCCTCCGTAGTCCCCCTTCTCTCGGCCACAGAACGGGCATTCTTTCCCGGAGATGCCACCGCTCCACGTGTTGAATTCGCCACCACACGACGGGCACTTGTAGTTGTAATCAGTCATCGGTTGCTCCGAGTACTTCTATCACGCGTTTCACTTGCAACATCCCGATGCCAGTTCCGCCGACAATCCCCGCGGCATACCCAATTAGAACGCTGCCGTTCGTGAGTGAGTAGGTGTAACTAATGAGGCTGATAGTGACGAGTAGGTAGCCGGTTTTGGTTGCGCGTTTCGCTTGTTTCTGGTATTCATTCATAGCACGTCACTCCCCCGCTTTCGCCACGCAACAGCGTCTCGATGCCACGAGTCAATCACCGCGCCTATCGTAATGTCGCGTTCTTCGGCTTCTTTGTCCGCTGCGTCGTACACCGGGTCGGGGATTCGTACTTGTTTGCTCACGGGCGTGTGTTGACACTGCGGGGCCTTAGTTGTGACGCTCCGGTACTACTAAGTATCCGGGCGTGGTATCTCAGCGTGTAACGATGCCAGACACCAACCGATACCTCGGACTCGACCTCGAAGACTACGCCACCGACCCACCACTCGAAGAACAGGACGACCGCTACTGGTCTAGAACGAACATCATCCGCGAACTACTCCCCGATACCGCCGACGTAGAAGTCTACTCAACCGGCGGCTATCAGGGCGAAATGGGGTTCGTAATCGGACTTGACGGCTACTACTGGCTCATTAAGGAAACCTATGGGTCGTGTTCGTTCTGCGACGGCCTACTCGGTGCGGATGATTCGCTTGAGTACGGTCGGTCAATCCTCCGGAACGCCTACGCGTTTGATTCAGAAGCAGATGCACGCGCGTTCCTCCGCGAGCAGGATGGATATATCTGGGACCGAATAAAGAACGAAATGGCTGGCCTGCTGGACGAGGTGGAACCGTATGAGTAGTGTGTTGTGGGTGGTTGCTGCCGTAGTAGGCACCGCGGTGGCGGCGTTCACGCTCGGCCTTACGGCGGGTGTCGCGTTCGGCCTCTACCACACCAAGGAGGACAACGCATGAGCAACGACACACTAGACTTCTCGTGTTACACTTGCGACGACGATGCAGAATGGCTCGTGGACGTAGGCGTAGAACCACGACCCATGTGCGATAGTCACTTCGAGAAGTTCTGCGAAGTAACGCCCTACGATAAATCGGACGCTGAACCCCGCTAAACGACTATGACAGAGTTATACCAAGACCATATCGAAGTCGGGAACAGGGTTGAACACACGCGTTTCAAGCAACTGCGCGAGCACGACCACCGCCCCACCTACGAAGACCTCAGGGTGGTTGAATCCGGGAGTAGTGACAAAGCGTATTTGGTCGCTAAGGTGTCGTGCCTCGATAGTCCGTTTGACCCCGAGACGACGGACGTGGCCGCGGATACTGTTGACGGTGTGCCCCTCTGCTCGTGCGATGATAGCTGGTTCCGTGGCACGGCGGACTTCGAGATTGGCGAACGGAAGCCATCGGAGTTTGAACCGTGTAAGCACCAGCGCGCCGCTTATCGGGAGGAGCGTGCTCGGGCGGATGAAAGCCAAACCGAATTATAGCAAATGAAACAACGAGAAAGACCCAAATCGCTATACGAAGCACGCATAGAACTGTATAAATCACTCGTGCAAGCAGAGGTCGCTGCAAAATACACAGGTGACGAAGAAATTGCGGAAGAGGTTAGTCGCCTTCAGTCGAATTTGAAGGTGAAGATAGAAACGATGGACGGCGGTGATACCGAATGAACCGCGGCGACGCCATCATGTACGCGCTGATGGTCGGCCTCATCCTCACACAGGCCGGGCGCGTTATCCTGAATGGGTACGAGAACGACCAGATAGTGATTACGTTCGTCGCGTTGACAGTAATTATCCAGCGCGCAACGGGTGGCTTCCAATAACGATGCCATTTGGAAGTTCACTCACCGAATCCGACCGCGAACAAGTACAAGAAGCACTCGACACGCTGAACGAACTCGGATGGAACGTCACACGGTATGAGGCAAGCGCGGAGCGGCCGTATCGACGCGAGCAGACGCGGTTAGAGGTAGTCGCCTACAAAGACCCATGACAACGAAACACTACACCGAATGCGACATCTGCGGCAGTGAAATCACGCACCCACTATTCGCGCGGTTCCGACGCCGAACACTCACCGGGATTGTCGCCCGCGTCTACAAGTGGTGCATCGTAGACTATCATCCAGTTGAATCGGATTGGGTCGCTGACCGGGTTGACCTTTGTGGGGAGTGCTGGAATGAAGTAAAGATAGAAATCCGGGAACGCACGAACGATGATTGAGGAGAATCCCGACGACGTAGCCGTATCCGTGTTCGTGGACGGGACGATTATGGTGCGGATGGAAGACCGACTGATGCGGTTCACCGACTACAAAGAACCATGACGTTCACGCTATACCTGCTCGCCGCACACGCACTCGGCGACTTCCCGCTTCAGTCAGACCACATGGCCGAGCATAAACTAGACGACGCCGTGATTCGCGGCTACCACGTCGCCGTCTACACCCTCGTGTTTACGCCATTAGCCCTATACCGATGGCCGCGAGAGGCCGCCGGGTTATTCTTGGGGTTGGTTGCTATTATGCATTTTGTGATTGATTCGCGGCGGTGGAATGAGAACGTCCCGATTTGGTACGACCAAGCGTTACATATTATTTCACTTGCGATAGCGGTTAGTGTAGTGTCTGTTTAATTACTGCTTCCCTCGTTGATTGCGATTTCTCCCTGCGCGCCCAACTGGACTTCCGCCCCACCCACAACACGCTCAACACGCACGGGGACGGACTCCGAGAGGGTGTCACTCGCCAACTCCCGGCCGTCGCGTTTCACGACAAGTTCAAGCTCCGCCACTAGGGTGAGCGTTTTGCTCGCGCCAACCTCACCCGGGGTTACATCCGCTTGACTAATCTCACTGTGCTCAAAAAGACTCAGGTCGTGGAACGAGAAATCACCCTCAAAATCCCTCGCGAGCGCCCCAAACACATGACTATCCAGTTGTTCCATACTTCCGCCCTTGGGTGCGGCGCGGAGGCGGATGTAGGCTTTCGATGGGTCACTGTCGGCCTGCCATGCCGCCGTTCCGGTGACTGTGAGGGTGAGTGAGGATACGTCACTCGTGAGTTCTTTATTGACTTCTGGAGTCTGGAACTTCCCGGAGACGCTTGCCGCGCTCGCGCTATAGCTATCGCTGTTCGTTAGGGCGGCACCGATGCCACCCGAACTTACCAATCCGATGCTTACGGCTGCGAATTTGCGGCGAGACACTTGCATAGTGCATCCCAAAACAAGGCCGTCGGGAATAAGAGCGTTAGTCGTCCACGGTGAAAGTAGTCCTAAATCAAGAGCGCGTTTTCAACGCTCGCGTGGTCCGCGTACTCCGAATACGGCGCAAGCACGAACACGTGGAACGCCTCGGTGGGCGGTAGTGGTGTGATTCGGCGCGCCAATCAGTAGCCCCGCGGGCTCTATTTTTTCGGTGCGTAAGGTGTGGAATAGCCGCTAAGACGGATTTAGACCTCACAGCATCGGGAAATCGCTTGCCGTATAACTCCCCTCATAAAGCGCCATCCCATCCAATACCACAGTCGTACCAGAATCCCGCAATTTAATGACTAATCGGGCCGGAGCAGTGCTCCCCGTCGAAAACTGCACCCATCCAAACTGCAGCCCACCCAAATCCGAGACCTGGGCGTTTGGCCGCAAATCAAACCCACCCACCCGCTCAGTCTGGTCCGTACCCGCGTAGAATTCGCCGTCAGCACGATACCAGACGCCCATAGTATAATTAGTTGACGGCGATAAACTCACCGAATGCCGGACGCCCTCAAACGTGCTGTTTGACGTAACCTCCTGTGCCGCTGGCCCGTACTCAATTGGGGACGAGATATGATTGAGTGTTGGCGACCCGATAGTCTCCCAGCCGTCTGCAAGACCATCGCCGTCTCCATCAACGTCAAAACCCCCATCCCCCCCAAGCTCGTCTGCTGGGCCACCCCGTGTATTATCCTGTGACCATGATATTGATGAGATGTCATCGGTGGCAATCGGCGCGCCGACAGTTGACTCATACCGCACTAACGAGTTGCCGCTGACTTTAAGACCGAGATTATCGTCTTCGTGCCAGCCAAACAAGTCCCCGGATACGGTGGATTCTCCGCCAGCAGCTGCAAGTGTAATATCACTATCCTCCACCTTAATCCCGACTCCGCGACGCTTCAGCGCTGATGCCCCACTAATCGTCACTGCTTCCGAGTTTCTCACGTGGATATTGATTTTAGGGTCGCTAGGCGACCAAACCACGTCTGATGCCTCGTGGTAGCCTCCGCCAACATGGACCGAGTCTGCGGAGTCAATCAAGAGGTCGGTGTCGTTGAACTCAAGTGTGTATGCAGAGATGTCTGCTTGCCCACCCATCGACACTCCGATTGTGTTGCCGAGCGCCCACACTCCATGCAGGGAGACCGCATACCCATTAATATTCCATCCTGCCGCCGCGTTATTATTTGCGAGTGAGTCCCTAATAACGCCTTTCCACGATGGCGTGCCGGCTGACGCGACAAATCCGTCGCCACCACATCCCTCAATCCATGTGCGGGCTATCGTCCATTCGTGGGTGTCGTCAAAGACTACTCCGTCGTCGGGACCATTCTCCAGACGGATGCGGCGGAGTGCAGGGGCAGTCCGCCGGGTATCAATATCTGTGGAGAGGATTGGGCCGCTTGTTATATCGCTTCCATTAATGGTGGTGGTGACCATGCTAGCGCCAATAATCTCGTTGCCGTAAGTCCATGTGAGTGGAGATGACACGCGATACTCTCCAGCAGGCAGATAGACGGGGTTGCCGTCGGATGCGTCGTTGAGTGCATCTTGGATTGCTTGAGTGTCGTCCGCAGACCCATCCCCGACTGCTCCGTAATCGGGATGTTTGACGTTATGGACAGGCTCATTTTTGCTCAGTGACTCTACTGCACTTACCGATTGCGCGTCCACGGCTCCAACGCCGGACACGTTGGTTGCATTCAACTGCCACTCCCCAACTGATTCGTCAAACCGCGCAACCACGTTGCCGTTCTCGTCCTCTAGTCGTGCGTCGCCACCGTCGTTCACGTATAGGTTTGCCATCGTTTAGACCTCCAACTGCGAGCGCACATCGGTCACATCCGCGAACTCACTATACCGCCCCAAGACAAGCACCTCCACACGAAACCGATGCGTACTCAGGGATTGCGTCCGCTCATTACTCACCGAATCCACCAACCCCCACACACCGGGCTGCCCCCGCCCTCGAATACTTTCAGCGGGCTCAATACCCCACACAAGACTACTAATCGGAATTGAATCCGGGAGCTGGGTGCGATACCGCTGCACCGAAGTCAACGATTCTAGTGGCGCATAACTCCCGGCCCATTCAGTGTATTGTGGAAGTAACTCCGCGAACGCACTATTAACCACCAACGTGCCATCAACGTCTACCGTGCCGTTATCCGTGAGCGTGCTTGTCTGTAATCGACTCCCTGCCGGTACGGTGAGTGTTGCTCCGGCTTCAACCGTTACGGAATCGTAGCCTTCGATACCATTGACGGTGTAGGTGTCGGTGACTGTGAGGGAGTCGTAGAATCGTGGGAACTCAAATTCGTAGGTGGTGGTTTCCCCACGCGTCCATGTTCCGGGGCTGGCTGTATTATATCGGACACTGGCTGATACGTCATTAGTATGGATTGTGTACGTTGTGTTCGATGCCATAGGCTACAGTTGGTTTCCTTGTTCACGCGCGTTCTGCCGAAGACTATCCAGCGTCTCGGAGAGTTGTGGCCGCACCACAAACTCGTACACCGCTTGGATACCCCCCGCACTCTCGCGGATGCTCACACGCTCTAGTGTTTTCTCCGTTGGTCCATTCCCCCAGTCAACGCTATACGAGTATCCCGGCCACACATCCCCGGCGTCTGCTGGATACGTTGTTATGCTCCCACGTAGTTCACGCGCCGCTAATGCTCGTTCTAGGAGGGAGCGTGCGTGATACACCGCGCCCGCCTCTGTGCCGATACTGGGGTCGCGGAGCACACCCGGCGTTATCTCGCGGTCGTCTCGCGCAACCGCCTCGTCGTCCTGTAGGTCCGCGGTTGGCCGTGTACCATCCGCACGAAGCCGGCCTTCAAGATACACGCTATTGAAGTAGGTTTCCGTGGCAACCTCCGGACTCCGATTCTGTGGTTGCTCGAATGCAGTGGGTGTGGGGCGGGTGACTTCGCCGCGCGGATAACAATTCAACACAAGCTGACTAACATCCACGTCGTCATGTTCGATGGTCCACTGGTAATCCCCATACCCACACAGTTTCTTGAGGTTCTCAAAGTGACTGCGGGATAACTCTAATTCGTCTACAATCGTGCGGTCATTCCCATCCGCCGACAACACGAACTCCGCGGCGAGCTGCCCACTATCCCCACTCGACGGCGTACTAGTTGTATCCGCCGTAAACCGCCCGAGCCGTAACTTAATGCGTGCGTTTCGTCCGAAACTGTTCGGGAATCCTTGGGTGGTTGTTTGTGTGTTGGTCGCGCATTCATACGTACTGCCGTTATCGTTACTTAAGCAAATCCGCTGCTGTCCCTCCGTGTTATTGAACACGCCATCATACGTCAACTCCGTAATATTGTAGGCGAGTGCAACACTATCCAATTCCGCTTCAAACGCATCCGGATACAACGCTGGGCCATCCCACGACGCCGTAGCACTATCAAATGTATTCCCCGTCGCAGACATCCCAAACCCATCATACCGCCCGCCCTCATCAACAAGATACAGGCCGTCAACAATCACCGCGCCCGCGGTATGCGACGTTACCGTAACCCGGAGCGTGTGGTCCCCGGCCGGAATATCACTCCCGTACAGCGTCCCCGTCACGGCAAACCGCGTCTCCAGTCCCCCGGACACATCACTATACGAGAGTGTATTCACCGCTTCACCGTCAATAGAGACTTCAATGTCGCCCGTAAACCCATCCAGTTCCGCATACGTCGCGGCGAAAATATCATCCTCAGGCAGCCGGTACTCCGGCGTGAACGCTAACTCCGCAAAGTCATTCTCGACTTCAAGCGATACGGCAGCATCATTCGAGTAACTGCCAACGTTTTCAACAAGAGCACCGACATAGTTGCTGTTTTCGGCTTCCGCATAAAACCCGGCTTGCGCGAGTTCCAGATTCCCCCCCGAAACAGCAAGTGGCTCGTCGTCCGCGAAGGACGTGATTGACTCCCAGTCACTCCCCGACGACACTTCAAGCACAGTCGCATCCGACGCTACCTGCTCGGGTTGCTCGTCAAACACACTCGCGTTCGTGAACTCAGTGCGATTAAGATAGTCCCGAAGCGCGGAGTCAAGCGGGATGCTCTCATACGTCACCACACCACCGGCGAGGCCGTCGTAGTTCGGGCGGGTTTCCTCTAACCGCTTCCCAACCCCATCCACCCTTAGCGTCCACCGGCCGTCGCGCTCACTCCCCCCGAAACCGACCGCATACCCCGTGAACTCGCATTCGCCGTCAACAAGATAATGCACCCTATCCTGTCGCTGCACGTAGGGGATGATGTCGTCGTTCTCGGGTACGTCAATGCGGGCGGTGCCAATCCCCGTATGCGTGAGTTGGAGGTCTTTAGCGAGAATATAGTCGGCGGTGACTTCGAGGGTGTCCGTGGTGTTGGTGAGTTGGAGGGTGTCGGTCATTATCGTGGGGTTTGGATACGGCCTTGATTCATCCGCGTGAGACGCTGCTCCTCATTCACAACCTCAACCGCCGTATCACGCACAACGCCAACGTCGCCATCAACAGTCACCTCAACCGTAAACGGCGTCTCGTTCTCCACAAACCGCCGCTCACCCTGCGTAATCCGACGCCCATCCACACTATTCGGCCCCTGCACAAACTCTCGCACGTCCGCTAAGGAGGACGTGTCCGGATTCGGGAGCCTATCAGGGTCTTGCCCGAACCCAAGCGGAATACTAATCTCCTCGCCGAACACCTCAAAGTTCGCGTCGCCAAGCCCGATGCTCATGCCTCGCAGGGATTTTTCAATTGCTGCTTCGGTGGCGTTGGCGAATTGGTCTAAGTCCTCTTGGAACGCATCCGAACGCACATACGCAACGAGCGAATCCGCGAACGACGCCATAATATCACCCGTCACACGACCAATCGCCTGACTAACCCGACCCCCCTCGTCGCTCGCCACGGCATTACTCACGCTATCGAACACGCCAGCAACCACACCCAAGAGTGCATCAACGCCACCCTGAATGTCTTCCTCAGACAAGTTCTGGAGTGCGTTCGCTAGCGCGTCAAACAACTCTCGCATGGTGTTGGTGATAGTGGTTCCGCCGGGACCTTGCACCCACGCACTCAAATCATCAAGCCAGCCACCAACACGACTAATGAGGGCATTCAATTGGCCGGTGCCGCCTTCTTCGGTTGGTTGAATCGCCGTTATGAGCGCGCCTACGAGGTTCCCGCCGACTTGCTGGATTAAGGGCACACCACGGCTTTCAATCCACGTGAGCGCGCCATTAACAAGACTAGAGAGGAACCCAACGAGACTATTACTCCCCTCCCCGATTTGGATAATGTTCTCAACGAGGCCGAGGAAGTCACTGAACGCCGGCACCACCGTCCGCAACACAACCGTGCCGAGGCGTGTTAACTCCGGGATAACGCGCCCGAACTCGCGGCCAAACCGAACCAACACCGGGGCAACTGCCTCCGCCACCCGCCGCATTCCCCGCAGCGCCGGTCGGACATTCCCGTCAAGCGATTCAACGAACGACTCAAGCACCGGCAGTGCGTCTTCGCCGAACTCAATCAGCGTTGCAAACAACTCCGGCAGCACGTCGGCCACGTCATCAATTAGGTTTGTCATCGACGCGGCAAGCTCCCCAAACCCACCCGTCAACGCCAGTGTCTCTTCGGCTACGTCCGGGAGAATATCAAGGACGTGCAGGATAACCGGCATGAACGCGTCCGTGAGCGGTTCTAGGACGGCGAGCAGTTCCGTCTTTGCCTCTTCAAGTGCGCTCGTCAGCGTCTCCGTTTGGCTGGCCGCCGCCGTTAACGTCCCGGCAACCGCAACTAAGCCGAGGCCGCCGAGTGCCGCTGCAACTGTCCCCGCAACCGCAGCTAGCGGAAAGAGCGTGCTGAGGAGTGCCGTTGCACTAGCGGTCAACACAGGCAACGCAACAAGAAGTGGCGTGTTAGCGAGTGAGGTGAACGACACACTCGCGGCACTTGACGCTGCGCTGAGGCCGGTGAGTGTTGCTGCCGTGCTTGTTGCACTACTCCCGAGCGCCGCAACCCGCCCGCTGGTTGCCAACGAGCCTCGGCCTAGTTCGCGGACTTCTCCCTCGGCGTCGTTCGCGCGACTGGAGAGGACTTCAAGCGCGGCGGCGGTCTGGATAGCCTCACTGGAAATATCGTCGAGGCCGGATTCAACGCGTTGCGCACCGGCTTGGAAGCCCCCAGTGTCAGCACCGACCCTCACTGATAATTCTTGGACTGTGGCCATAACTAATTATACCTCATCATTGGAACGCCTTTTGACGCGACTTGCTCGCATCATACTCACGCTTACTAACAGACCCACTACGCTGCCCCTCCTGCCGTTCACGCTGGCGTTGCTGAATATACGTCTCCGTATGCTCGGCCAGCCATACGTCCTGTAAATCCCGGGAGGTTAGTTTCTCCATCTCCCACGGTTTAATCCCCCACTCCTTGCATAGGATTTGCTTCACGCGTGCCTCACGCGCACGCTGGGGGAGTTCTAATTTCCCTCTCCCTCAAGCGGCATCTCGTCTTTCGCATTCTTTACGGACTGCGACTCTCGCCACGTGGATAGCATCCCCTCCACAAGCGCCCGCAACTTCCCCGAACTGGTTTCCTCAATATCCACGTCCGGCTTCACAAGTTTCTCGTCTACAACCGACGCAATCCAGTCCTCGTCACCATCATCCTCCCAACTAAAGTCTTCGAGTTTGTCCGCCTGCTGGTTGACAACCTCGATTTCTTCCTCTCCAATATCACCGTCTTGGCTACCTATAGCCGACACCGACGCGGCGAGCGCCCCATACTGTTGGACGCGACGCATATCCTTATACGAGATATTCCGGCACTTCAGGAGGTACTCGGTGTTATCGTATTCCCATGTGCCTTCGAGGAGTTTGTCCGCGTCGTTAACGAGCGATTGGCCGTAGTTATCACTCATAGTAGGTTAGGCCCCCGTGTACGTCACCGACACCGCCGGATTACTACTGTCTTCTTTACCCTGCCACGTCGTGGACGGAATGTAGTTCGCGTCCCCCGAGGAGCGCGTGTAGTCGTCTGCCTCAGTCATTTCCGCATTATGCACCGTCACCGTATTATCAGGGTACGGATACACTACGTCACCCTCCTCGTTGTGGTACATCTGCGCGATACGTTTCGCTGACTCCGACGGCCCGGCGGTGTCTGCTTCCACTTCTACCGTCCGCATTCCCGGGTCAATAGTCGCCCCACGCACGCCCTCAATGGCGTCGCGTGACGTGTCGATACTAACCGTGAGGTCAAGCGTGTGAATCCTATCGGAGAGGTCCGTCCCCTGCCACGTAATCGCACTACCGTTCGTAATGCCGATGAACTGGTAATCACTCGGGTCCGTGCCGATTTCGGTGCCACGCGACCCAGCACCGAGCGGTGGAATCCCACGGTCGCTTTCCACGCCGTCCGTGGTGCGTCCGGCAAGCGGCGTGGCTTCATCGAGGATATTGGTGCCGCTGCCGTCAGTAACGAGAATATCGCCTTCGTGCTCGGATTCCGCATAGATTACGTCCACGTCGGCGTAGGTGTCCACCGTCGTCGCCGTACTGTTGCCCGACACCGTAATTGTTTCCTCGGTCGTGCCGCCCTCATTCTCAATCACAACGTCCACGCTATCACTACCCGTATTCTCAACTTGCAGCGTAGTGGCCGCACTCGGCTGGTGAATCACGTAGGTTCGGCCCTTGCGTGCTTGCCAACTGAGTTCTTCAATAATCGGATTCGCCGCCGAAGGGTCGCCCGGATTCACAACCTCCACCGGCTTCGCACCCTTAATCACGACGTATTCGCGGTAGCCCGCCCCATCGTTGCCGTCACAGTCATAGGACTGCCGGGATTCAAGCGTATAACTCGGCAGGTCGCAGCCGTCCTCGTAGACAAACGGTTCCCCTGCCGGATAGTTCGGGTCGCCATTCGAGTCTACGAATCCCTGTTGCTTGTAGAACGACGTATCGACCTCCGGCTCCTCAGCCGCGCGGAACATATCCACGAAATCACCACTCCCAACAACGCTGATAGCCTCACGGTCCGCTCCGGGACTGAAGGTGAATTCGTCTAGGTAGTCGGTGAGCGTTTGGAAGTCCGGGTCCGCGGGGAATTCGGCTTCCTCCGACTCTTTGACATATTCAAACCTGACCGATTGGAGGCTCGACTCAACACCACTCATTCGCCATCACCGTGATTGAAGAACTCGCCATACGAATCAGACGATGCAATAAACGACAGTTCAAACTTGAACTCGGTTGCGTCTTCAACCATAATACTCTCGCCCTCGTAGCCGCCTGTAACGTGTACGTCGCCGTTGTCGATACCGTCCGCAAGTTCTCGGAGGTTCGCCGCTAGGTCGTCCGTATCAACGTCGAACCCGCCGACTGGTTGTTTCATGCGGAACCTCCGTCGTAATGCTCCACGTGGTCAAACGCCGCTACGAGATTATCTGCAACTTCCTGCGTCACCTGCGCCACGCCCTCGTCGTTGATGTTCGTGACGCGGTAGTCGCTCGGCATATGGTCGTCGTTGTGGTACTCCTGTAGGTGCGGGTGCTCGGTGAAAATTATGTACGCCATGATTATCGGTTGTTTTGGTCTGCGAGTTGTTCAAGCGCCTGCTGTCGCTTCTCCGCTGCTTTCTCCTTTTTGCGTGCTTGCCACCAGAAGAACAACCCAAGTGGCAAGCCGATAACTGTCATCGAGCAAAACGCTGCGAGTAACCTGAGGCCTGTTGCGTAGGGCATAATCTTAAGGGGGTGGGTGTCGATGTTTCATTCGCGGCTCGAATCTGCACTGTGGGGTGCTGGAAGACAAGGCCAGCACCACAGATTCTTTCAAGTCTATATCGCAGCCTACGGTGTATACAACACCCCAACCGGCACCGTCGATTGCCGTTGCACCCACGTTTCCGTACTTCCCGAATCAGTCTCTTCCGTCGAACGCGTCTGCACACCGGGCGGCGGCATACCCAACCACACCGTCTCAGAAAGCGCCGTTGTATTCAACTGGCACTGCTTCTTACACTCCGCAAATAAATCCTGTACGAGGTCCGCCGCACTCACGCCGTTCCGATAGGATTCACCCTGTACGGCTTGCGCGGACAACGTGATGTTGAACACCGTGAGTTGGTTCGGGCCACTGCCGTCGCCTTGTACGCTCGTCACGTTCGTCGCACCGCCACCGGGGACCGTCGGCGCTTCCGTTTCCTGCACGACAACAATCGGGTAGGTGTCGCCGTAGTCACTCCAATCGTTCGACACCGGCAGGAAATCGGAAGCAGTGGGGTCGGTCTGCTGGGGGTCATACCCCTGCACCTCAGCAGGGCGAATGTTATCAACGAGGAATTGCCGGAGTTTTTCCTCCGCGCGCTCCGAGAGCTTACTTACCGTCGTCATAGTTCTACCAGCCGGCACATAATCATGCCACTGCCTTCCTCGATACTATACCCATGCAACTGGTAGACCGTCGTACTCCCGTCGCTCGTATCCGGGATTTCCACCTCAGTCGGCTTATCGTTATCCTCGCCAAGTGGCTTGAGGTCATCCGCTACACCGTCCGAATCCGCGAACCGAATGCTTGTGTCCCAACTGAATGAGGTGCCGTCAACGTCTACGGTCGTGTCCATCGTCGGCGGCACGTACTCCACGGTTTCCGTCGCAACCTCAGTGCGGGTTTGACCACTCATGTCGCCACTATCCGGGTCGTAGGTGCCGGTGGTGTAGTTATAGAAGGTGGCGGTGGGGAAGTCGAAATCCTCGCCGAGGCGTTTGACGCTAGAGCGGAACGAATCCCATTTCGTTGGCATTACTTAATCCTCCGCGCTTTGACACTTGCCCGCAGATTCCCGGTCTGAACTTTCGGATGGTCTGGGTGGGTGCCTGCGCTCCGGTCGCCTGCCGCCGCCGTTGCATTAATCTTTATCTGTTTCTCTAAGGCAAGCGCGACATTCCGCACCATTTCCTCCGTGCTACTAATCTCATCAATCCCACTGAGTTCAGTTTTATCCACTAGGAATGATTCAGGGTTCGCTTCAAACTCCTTGACAGCAGGACGAACGAACGGATACGGTGGCATATGCCGAGTGCCGTACTCGATGTACACGCTGTATTCCGCGCCGGCTTCAATCTCCCATACGGGTTTGTCGGCGTAGTCGTCTTTGAGGTCGCGGAGGCGTTCCCGGACAGACGCCGCATCTAAATCAAGGTCGAACGAGGTCACTCCCCGTCACCCCGAGAGTACGCCGCTGCAATCTGCTGGGTTACGTCAACCATGTCCTTCTCCCGGATATGCGCGCCCGGATGCTGAAGAGGGCTCGCCTCCTCATGCGCCACCACACCCGTCGCGCCATCACCATTATCCCACAACCGGACGTGTGTTTGGCGATTCTTCCCGTCCTGCTTTCCCGTAGGCCGCCGCAGGTTCGCGTCTTCGCCCTTGTAGCGATAGGAGAGAATCCAGCCATCCTCAAAGTGATTATTGAGGAGTGCCGCGCGGACTTCTCTGATAGGGCGGTCAATAGTCGCCGTGTCGGGTTTCCGGACGGTGAAGTACGAACGTCGGAGTGTAAGCCCAAGCCGTTCTATCGCCCGCCACGGGAGCGCACGCAGCGATAGCGTGCCACTCTGCCGGTACGACCGCACCCCACCCACGACCACCGCGAGGAGTGGAATGAGGATGTGCTTGTACTCAAGCGCAAACTGGATTACATTCATGGTCCTGAATTCACGTACCTATCCGAATCCGTATTATACGCCAACGACCCCGACGGGTCACGCTCATCAACCCGCTGCCGGAGCGCCGACACCGACAACATATCCCCCTCATACGACACCGACGCCGTTTCACGCGACCCACTACTAATCGGCTTATCCCGCAACTCCCGAATGAGGAGTGCGGCATAATACTTCTCTAACTGTGTGCGGTCCTCACTCGACAGCGTGGTTTGGTAGTCCGTGATTGCCGCCGACGCCTCATACTCCGCATCATCCAAATACGCTTGTATCTCCTCGGGTTCGAGGTCGGTGGAAATCACACCATTCACGTCCGCGGGCGTCGCTGTACTCATTCTTGGTTACTTGCTCCGAGATACCCAAGCGCCCGAAGTCGCTGTTTATCTGGCTCGCCCGATTCGTCGCGCGTGAAGTCCACCACCCGGCCCCCACGCGCCCCGTGTTCCTCGTGGAATACACTTGCATCCTCGAATGGAATGCCGTGAGTGGCGTAGTACCGACAGTTCGAGCATTTCAGTCCAACGTCATCCGCAAGGAATTGCTCATTCAGGCTACTCCGGCGAACCTGCATACTCTCGGCTGTCCCGCATCGCTCGCAATCCCACACACTACTCGGGAGCGACTGTACGCGTTCACGGACGCGCTCCCTAGGATTCATGCTGCCAACACTCCCCAAAGGGTTCATCCACGGTACGGCCACACTGTCCGTCGTCTTTCCCCGTGCAGAGGGGTTCGCCGTCGTCGTTGGTTGGATACTCTTGGTTCGAATCTGTTGAAGTTACCCCCGAACCAGAGTCCTCAACGACGGAAAGGTAGTGGTAGTGTGCGGCTAGGCGGTCTGCGACTGCGGGCGATACATCATCCGAGAGTTGCACGCGCTCGCCAGTCTCGGGGTCACCCACCGCCCCGATATACTCTCGACTACTGGCGAGCCGCACCATGCTTATTCCTGTTCTTGTTCTGTTTTAATGTGGCAACTTCTACACAAGGTTGTGAGGTTGGTCTTGTCATACTTGTCTTCAATTTGGTCCTGTGGGATGATATGGTGAACGTCAAGGTCAATCCCCATATCGGCCTTATGCTGGTTGCGTGAGACGCCACACAACTGGCATTCAGCACCGTCGCGTTGAATCACGTCCTCTCGGACCTTCCGCCACGTCTTGTCGTACACATGGGGTTCTGCGTCCTTATACCGTGGGTGTAGTTCGCCCGTGATTTCGGACTGGTCGCGCGCCTCAATCCCATGCCGGTCAAACCAATGCGAGATGGTACTCGGCGCCACCTCAAGACGGTCCGCGATTTTGATGGTGCTAAGCCCTTCATCAAAGTATAGTTCGCGTAACTTTGACTCGTCCTCAAGCACCTCTTTCGCACGGCTACTAACCTTGTTTGACCGCGCATTTTCAATCCCATGTCGGTCAAACGCACGGTGGACTGCGTTGGGTGAGCATTCAACTTTGCGCGCGATTTCAGCAATTGATTTGCCTTCGTCGTGGTTTTGCTCAATTAACCACTCCTTGTCCCGTAGTTCGTCTGGGGTTTGCCATTCGCCCGGCCCACGGAACTCAACGTTCTCACTCTTGAGGCGTTTCCGTATCGGGCCACGGCTACAATCATGTTTCTCTGCGAGTTCGGGGATTGAAAGGCCGGATGCGTACTCGTCTGCGATTGTCTCCGCGGTGGGGACGTGTGACACATCGGTTTTCGTCCGGTCAATCCCGTGTTTATCCATCCATCGGTAGATGGTTTCTGGGCTAACACCGAACTTGTCCGCGATTTTGACGCCGCCCATATCCTTGTCGTGGTAGAGGCGTTCGAGCGTATCCTTGTCGTGGTATGGTTCGCCCATACAACCACATAGACACCACGCCCCTAAGAAACCTTTGAAGTCTTACGCCGCTACACTCCTCCCTGAATTTTAATATTGGCACTCGGCTTCATGACAACGAAGTCCTTGCGGTGCCGGACCTTGTACTTCGTCTCGTCGTTATCGAAGTCGTACTCACTATCGACTTCGCGGTCCCAGCGCGTGGACTCGTACCCGAAGTAATTGGTGTCCACCATGAACGCCTCGTCATCACCAAGGTCGCCCGTGTTCGTCGCGTAAATCGGCACCCCAAGACTGGAATCGAGCGTGCCGTTGCGGACGGTGGCCTCACCCTGCGCGGTCGCCTGCGTAAACTGCGAGTCCGTCGCAAGGTCGCCCCAGCCGTCCGTACTGACGTACATCTCGAAGTTCTCCGGCACGAACTCGTCCTCAATCAGCTGCGTGTACCCGCCAACCGTCGCCGCATAGTTCAGGTCGGTGTTATCCGACCCAATAACCTCCGAGTTCTGGTTGTTGGCAAGGCCGGTGTAGGCAAGGCCGTCAAGCCGACTTTCGGCAGCCTGCGCCATTTCCTCCATCGAATCCATGATAACATCAAACGCACTGTCGTCCACCGCCTCGTCAGAGACGCGAACGATAAACCCGTCCTTCTGGTAGTCGGCCGTAATACCCTCGTAGTTCAGGCCGGATTCGGGGTAGTTACTGGATTCACCAACCTCACTCATTTCACCGCGGAGGTTATCCACCGCCTGCGGGAACTCAAACGACCCGCTGTCGATGCCGGTGGCGTCGTGGTCTTTGTACGCGCGACGGAACTGATACATCGGGTCCGTGCGCTCTTCAAGCACCGCACGAACGTCGTCATCCGAAATAACGTCAATTGCTTTGATACTCATAGTTTAGAGGACAAACACTGCGGTTTCATTACTGCCGAGCGTTGCACCGTCAATCTCGCCGCCCGCATCACTGTAGGCTTTCGCCGTATTCAGCGCGAGATTATACGTTGCCGTACCCCCTTCGTCAACAGCCTGTTCGGTGCCGGCCGTATTCTGCGCGAGCTGGCCAGCCGTACTACTGGTTTCGAGGAGGTCGCCGCGCGTCACGGCCGTGCCCGTGTTAGCGATAACGGGGCCGTGCGTGACAATCACGAGTTCGTCGCCCGCGCTCAGGCTACTCATATCCGTCTGGTCGTTCGCGGGATTGGCAACAACGCCATAGAAGTCGTCGCCATCTCCCGCGGGGCCAACCTGCTCGTTCGCGTCAAGCGTCACGGCATCACCAATACTGACTGCGGTGCCGTTCGACTCTTCGGTGCGGAGCAGGCGACCGCCGCCACTCGTCCAAGAGTCGCCAAGTTCCTTACTCATAGTGCATCAACCTCAATCTCGCCCGCATCCTCAACACCCGCAAGTTCAGCTGCCTCACTGCGGAGTGTATCAACGTGTTCGGGAGTGCGGCCTTCAAGCATCTGCGCGCGCTTGAGTTTGTCCTTCACTTCCTGCGCTTCATCCGCGCTCAGGGTGTCCACGCCACCTTCGTTGCCTTCATCGGGGGTGGTGGTCTGCGTTTCGGGATTCTGCGCGAGGCTATCGACTTCAAGGTCGCCGTCCTCGCCACGGAACTCCTCCGCGAGCGTATCCACCGGCATCCCCTCGATAGTCGAATCCTTCAGGTCACGCGACTGCTTGAGCGCGTCACGGAACACGTCCGCGAACTCGTCAAGTTGGTCGTCCTTCGCCGCGAGCGTATCATTCGAAATAATCTGTGCGTCGTCGGTCGTATGGTACTCGCGGAGAACGTCAATCGCCGTGTCGGCGGTCATGCCCTCCGGGAGTTCCAGCGTTTTCTCACTCATAGTCTACAAAGAAGCCTCTTTGGCAAAATGCTCCACTTTCATCGGCTAGCTAGCCGCTATATTTCAAACTACGGGAGCCTATGTTTCCTGCAACGTCACTGTCTCGCCGCCAGCCCGTTCTTCCACGGGCACGGACTCCACCACCGGGATGATTTCAGCGTCCGGCGAGTCTTCCGCTTCGGATTCAGGTTCTTCAAGTTCGGTTTCCCCCTCGGATTCGTCGCCGGATTCCGCCGGTTCATCGGGTTCTTCATCCGTCTCGTCACTGTCAAGGACGTCAAACCCATTACTGAGCGCGTCAAGACTGAGTGCTTCCACGGCGGGATTCGCGCCAATTGACACCTCAGCGCCTTCTTGCCCGCGCGCCACAACAGCAATATCTCGGAAATGACTTACCCGGTCAACAGCCTGCGCCCCCATCGTCTCACTATACTCGCCAAGCGACCGGGCGACTGTTGGGGATACATCAACGTATCCGTGCGAAATCCGGTTCGCAACTTCTTCATCAATCGTTTCGCCCTCGAATACAACGCCAACCCCTTTCTGGTAGCCCGCACTCGTAATTTCACCGACAACCTGCTCAGGATCGGCCTGTCCTTCTAATTCGTGGAACCCGGAGACAAGATGGAACGTTTTGCCGTCTTGCTTAATCTGTTTCTTCATTACTTCCGCCGCTTCCTCCGCCATTTCAGGCGGGTAGAAGTGCTTAACGCCACGACCGCCTTGAAGAACGGTGTTTTCCGGGATTGCTACGCCGTGGATTTTGTACGTAGATTTTTCGGGGAAGTTATCAGAAGGTTCGTTTTCGAGCGTCGTGAGTCCGATTCCGTCTGGGTAGTGTTCTCGTTCAGTCATGGTATCTTGTTGGCCATTTGTATTTGAAGCCTTGGGGTGGTGTCCCCATATACTCAAAGAGTTCTATGCTATGCTCAACATCCCAGTCGCACCGCGTATCCGACCACCAATCCGGCGCGGGTAAATCAACTCGACGGAAGTATGAATTTATCTTCTCCCTATTGGCGGCCTCATTTGCGATGCCCATGCAGATACGCCGCGACCCGCCCTTGTCGCTGTAATGGCCATCCGACACATACCAATGTTTCAGTACCGTTGGCGTCAATTCTATATCAGGCGGGAATACTTTGCTACCACTATCGTACCACTCCCGTAGTTTTGTTACATAGGGATGGCGGCGCGTCCGCCATCGGTAAACGTCTGAATACTCCGATTTGTCCGCGTTAGGCGAGAAGCCAGATTCAATCGCCTTTTCTGCCGTTTTCTCACCCGTTTCTTGAAGGTCCACACCGATGCTTAGTTCGCCAAACAGATCATCCAAGTAGTCAAGATATTCCTTTGTTATCATGCCTACCGTTAGGCAGGCGTTGGCTGAACCCATGTCGGCGCAACCGTCGCCCATGAGAAGACCAACCAGAACGTCCTTTTGGTGGTCTGTGAAACGAGGGTGGAGACAGTCAGACAAAGACCAATGTTTCCCGATGCCCTTATAGGACTTCCCGCAGTCGTGGCACTCAACACCGGAATCTTGAAAGTCTTGTAGCGTAGATTGACTCATGGGTGCTTGCTCACCCGCTTACACCCCACCCAAATGGGGCTTTTCGCGTTACCGGATAATATACTCCTACGGCCTTTAGTGCTTCGATGACACTGTTAACCTTTGAATCCGCCCGCGCAATTCTCACACAAGTAGTGCGTTGGTCCCTGCGGCACCTGTAGTTCGGTTCGGAATTCGGCGTTTTTCACGCCACAGGATTCGCAGGGCCGCCAACTATTGATGCGTGATACGTCCACTGGAATTGTGCCAATTCGTTGTTTTTGCATTATGTGGAAAGAAGTTGTCCCGGAACCCTTTCGGATAACGGTGGTAAATCACCACTATCCACACCGACTTTGACGGTTACAGCGCACCTACCCGCGGGATGGCTCGGTGGCGCTAAGCGGTACGTGCTCCCGCGGAACAATACCGTCGTATCACGGAACTCGTCAATCGTGAACGTCTCGCCTTCCGTCCGCCGGCAGAACGCACACACCGCCGGGTCGTTCGCCGTCAACCGGCCGACGTGTTGCACGCCCACGTCAACATCAAGGTCTTCGGCCGTCTGCTCGTAGCGGTCAAGACTCCCCTCGGTAGCAGCGTTGATGGTTTCGCTGCGAGCGATTAGGGTTGCCCGATGCTTCCCCACGCTATCCACGCGGTCGGTGAGGCTCTTGGCTATCTCGGTCGGGTTCTTGCCTTCCTGATAGCCTTCGAGGAGCGTATCCCGAACGTCACTCACTACGGCGTCACGCACCGATTCAAGGTTTTCGTAGGTGCGCGTATACAGCGTCTGTAACGCCGTGTCAAACCGCCGGTCCTCAAGCACACTCTCTATGTCTACGTCCGCTATGTCAACCCCGGCTTCTTGAAGTTGCGAGGTAGCCATGCGAATCCCCGTCGCATACGCACTCCGAATATAGGGATTCTCGTCGCTACCAACGACCGTCAAGAACTCCGAATTAAGTTCTTCTCGCAGCCACTGAACGAACTTCATTATCGCCGGCTTCGTGTTATCCGTATCGAATGGTCCGGGGTCGTCCACCGCAAGCGTGTCCTGTGACTCGCGGAGGTTCAGTACGTCGTCTTTGATGATGCCTTGGCGGATAGCCGCGTTAATCCGCCCGAGAACGCCACGTAAACGACTTTCAAACCGCTTGGTGACTGTCTTTACGGGAACTGGCCCGTAGCCGCTATCACGCGTATACGAAGCCATATTTAGCCTCCCTGCCGCCAGCCTTCCCAACCACCGAGAACCCTGTCCTTCATGCTTGCACAGAAACGGTCGGGACTACCAGTTAGTTCGCCACGCATCTCCCGCACACACGTCGTAAACCGACCACCCAATCCCGCCCACGCCTTCAAGAGAATTAGGCGGTTCGGCGTCTCTGACTCCTCCCATGACTCGGGATAGTCAAATCGGCCGTCTTGCAGTGTGTCAAGCCGCCCTTCAGCAGCGACAATATCAACCCACGCCGATAACGTATCCTGTGGCTCATCAACACCCTCAACTTCAATCGCCCCTTCCGAAAGTTCCGACGCGGTAAAGAACCCAACGCCGTCCTCGGTCCCAACGACATACGCGGGGCTGTCCTCGGATGCTTCAATCTCACCGTCCGGCCCCTCAAAGTTCTCGGTGCGGACTTCAACAACAACACCAACACCGTCCGGCGTATCTACCTCATCACCTTCGGAATACCGCGTGTCTGCGAGCGTGTCGAGGTACGTCTCACGGAACAACGTCTCCGTCTCCTCATCAACATCCATCTCCTCCATCTCCTCCGCCGCGTTCTGCATGGAGGCGTCCGGCAACTGTGCCACGTCCGTCAAGAGCGTTTCCGCGTCAACCAAGGTCTGCGGCCCCCCGGTTGGTCCGGCAAGACTGTTGAGGGCGTCCGCATACGTGGCGAGCTTGTTAATCTCCGTCTCACTCAGGCTAAGGACGGGCGAGTCTTCGGGTTCCGGCTCAATCTTAAACTGAAGCCCCTCTGTCGGCAAGCCTTTGCGTTCAGCGACCTCCTTGAAGGTTTGCGTCCACTGCGTTTCCTGATATTGGCGCGCCTCACTAATCACGCGCTCATAATCCGAGTTCTGTTCGCTGGTTACGTCGCGGTTAACGTCATCCTCAAACCCAATCTTGTACTTCGGCGTCGGGAGCGCCGCAATAATCGACTGCACGTAATGCTGAATCTCATCGGAGAGGTCGGGAACACTCCCCTCCTCCCGATTCACCTCAACGCTGCCATCATACGTAACGTGGCCGCCCGGGTCCACCTTCGACAACTTCGACTCAAAGTCGTCCATCGAGTCGTCGTCCCACTCGATAATTTCGACATCCCCATTCGGGTGCTCGAGTACGTCGCGGCCGTGTTCAATCAGCCAGAACCCGTGTGCCTTATTGCTGATTGCGGTGGCTTGGTCGCGCTTAATCTGCAAGTATTCCGCAATATCCTCACTGATTGGTTCAATAACGCTCGTGCCGAAAATCCCCTGTTCGTCATCGGCATCATCCCCAATCCCCGGATTCAACACCTGCTTGTTAACGTCGTTCTGGCTGAGGGGGATTTCTTCGCGGTCATCATCGAACTTCCCCTGCCGCCCCAGAATCGATTGGTCGTCAAACTGAATATAGGCGGCGGCTTCCCCACGCTTCGTAATCTCGACGCCCGGCTGGTCGGTGTCTTCGGGGTCAATGAGGATATTCGTATTCGGGTAGACTTCCGCGCTAACGGTTTCAGGGCGCACGAAATAGAATCCCGTAATCTCCGAGTCGGGGTCATCCTCGTCAGCTTTGAGGAGTTCAATCAGGACAGTCCCCCGCAGCCATCGCTGGATAGTCGTTGCCTTCCCGAAGTCATAGAAGTCCTGATGCTTTTCGCCCGCGTAGACGGCGGCATTATCAAGAAAGCCACCCTCAGGCGTGCCCTCCGGTGGCTGGGCGTCTACGTCTTCTACGTCGCCGAGGAAGTACGCCCTTGTTTCCTCGGGGCCTTCAAGACGGTAGCCGGGTTCCCATACGTCATTAGCGAAAATGTCGAGGGCTTTCCACACGAATCCGACGCGTTTGGCGTAGTCAACGTATTCGTCTAGTTCCTCGGGGGCGTCAATCTGGTCTACTTGCGACCCACTGATTTCAAAGCGGGATTGGCGGACGGCGGTTTCGACGTTCTGCCGGAGGGATTGGAGGGTGTCGATGATGCCGAGGCCACGCCGCCCGTTGTTGGTGCCTACGTCTTGCTGTGGATAATCCTGACTCATGTTTGTGTTAGTGGTTGCTCATGCGTGGCCGATTCCCATTCCGATACCGTACCTCACCGCCCTGTTCCACCATATCCAACCAATTCGCCATCAACGCACTATCCAGATAGTCTGGAGAATGCCCAAGCCGGTCCTTAATCCGTTCTTTCGGCGTTGCTTCAATCACGTCACCACCCCGCGACGTAAGCGACCGCGTAGAAAACTCCACGGTGCGAGCGGCAACCTTCGCTTCCTCGTAGAGACTCCGTTCCGTAATCGCCCCACCACTGTCGAGAAAGTCACCGAACAAGGCGAGTGCTTCCGCCCATGCGTCATAATATTCGCGCTCTTCTACCGGTTTCATGCCATTCGAGAAGCGTTCCACGCGAGCGAACGACTCCCCCAATTCGTCGGCAAGGCCACTCCCCTCGCCCACGGCGTCAACCGCAATCTCCGGACTGTTCAACGAATACAGTTTGTCCGTGAGTTCTTCTTTCTGCTGGACGTGATTCGTACCCTGCCGCGCGTACTCCGTCCTTAGTTCGGGGCCGTATTTCGCGGTGCCGATTGTTTTGTCCCCACTACGGGCGACGTCCACGCCGAACGTCACGGGATGCTCGCTTGGGTCTACGGGGCGGTTGTATGCGGCTTCTACGTCCGCCACGGAGAACGGCCGCCATGTGTCGGATGCCTCCGGTGGGATAACGCCAGCACGACGCCGATACCACCGAGAGTCTAAATCCGTTCGGAACTCGTTACTCTCAGGGTCCGACCATTCACGTGCTTGCTCTACACCCGGCCACTCCTCGTCGTGGTAGTCGTTCCAGTCACCACGCAACGCCGACACCGTAGCCATCCCATCAATCGTCTCACCGTCCTTCTCACCCGTCTCAACAAGCACGTTATGACTGTCGAACGAACTAATCCGCACGACGTTCCACGCTGAATCCTCCCGCGTAATATCCGCGAATACGTCCGCCGGCGATTCGGGCGGGTTGCCAACCGCGAGCATTCGACTGCCTTCGTAGTCGGGAATGAGGGACCGCATCGCGTCTATCGTTTTGTCCGTTACGTCGTCCTTGTCCGCCTCCTCGATAATAGCGAGGGTGTACGCGGAGTGCGCGCCTTCAAGTTCCCCAGCGTCCTGCGGGCTAGCCGCCTCGAAATAGTGCTCGGGGTCTTTGTAGTCAATCCGCGGTGGCTGTTTCTTGAACTCTCCGGGAAGGCCTGCGCCGTTGAGGGCGTCGGAGTGGAGTTTGTCGATAGGCCGGCAGAGCGTCCGATACAGCTTCTTGCCCGTCCCACTGGTGCCGAAGCTGATTGCCGGATACCGGACGGTCTGCCATGCGAGGACGATTGCGCCGGTGATGTAGGTTTTCCCGGTGCCGTTTGCGCCAAGGACTGCCGTGCGTTCGTTCTCGACGACACTCCGGCATATCTCACGTTGTTTCGGGCCAAGTGTGAGGTTGAGGTATTCGGTGATGGCGTCTTCGAGCCACGTTGGGTCGCCGTTGTCGGCGCGTTCGGCGAAGTGGCTCGGTGGGGGGACTTTGGCAGGTCCTTTGTCTGGTTGTGTGGTACTCATGCAGAACTACCGTGATTACTCCGGGGAAAATACGTTGGTTGTGTACGTCAGTCGTAATACTCGGTGAGGTCGTCCCACATTTCCGCCGTCACATTCACCTCAACATCCGCACCATCATCCGGAAGCAGGCCGAGTTTGTCTTTCTGCCGCATCGTCGTCTTATCCATCCGGTCAAGGTCCAAATTCACGGGATTCGAATCCTCAACCGTATACGTCCCCGCGTCACCCTGCCGCGTCTGCTCCGTGATTAAGCCCTCCTCAAGCTGGCGCTTCTGCGCACGCTTCCGAGCGTAATCCCGAATACACATGAACAAGACGTCATCCCCGTAGGCGGTGAGGGAGGTTTCCACGTCCTCAAACGAGTCGGCGTCGGTGACGTCCGCCACGAATACGGGTTCAGGCGCACGCTCCGAATAGTCATGCAACTTCCCGAGAATGTACGCTAATGCCGCCTCATCGTTCTCCGCGAGCCAATCAAAGAGATTCACGGGGTCGCTATGCAGGCCGTCTTTCATGGCGAACTGATTCCCCTCATGACTCTCCCCATCCGGCGACGTTCCACGACAATCCCGGCACTTCCCTGAATCAAAATCAGTACCCCAACCAGCCGCACGCTGACATGGCCGCCCGTCCTGTCGATGCCCGCCATAATCCGCGCACACTTCCTCAGGCTCACCTTTCGGCATCAGTCTTCCTCCATAGAGGTGTATTCACGGAACCAACCACACACCCAATCACAACCCATCAACAACCGCCTCAACGTCAACGGGGCGGTAGAGTGCTTCGTGAGTGTTTTGGCGTCGTTGCTCGGTGAGGTCGTGAATGTTGATGAGGTCGCGTTCGTGTGCGTCTTTGAGTGTGTTGGTCATGCGTTTTCTTTGATTGCGGTGGCGATAGTTTCGACGGCCTGTTCGCGCTCGTGTTCGGTCATGAATGAGAGTTGGCTGCGGCGCATCCAGTTCTCAATCCCGAATCGAATATCTTCACTCATCTGTTGAAGGTGCTCCTTTCTGCATGGTGCTGCCTTCTGGTTTAGGGGGTTCTTTGCGTGTTTTGAGGTGTGCGTGCGCTGTTTCTGCGCGGTTTTTCGTATCCGCTTCTGCGACTACCGTATCCCCCGCACTATTTGTAACAACTACGTGCGTCTTGTCCACGGCCGGTACACCGTGCAGGTCGGGGTCTTCCCATTCGTTTGCTGCTTGTAGTTCCGCGATTAGTTCACCGATGTCTTCGAGTTGCTGGATGGCTACGTCGATTTTTGCTTGCCGGTAGTCGTCTTCATATTGGCCGAAGCGGTTGCGGACGGCGTTGAGGTCGTCAATTAGGCGGCCAATATCCGAGTGCGTGAGGGTGTCGGCGGTGATTGTGTCGTTAGTCATGCTTGTTTGTTGCAGCGCCGGCAGATACCCGCGCTCGTTAGGTCGTGGCCGTAGAGTTTGCAGAACCCTCGAAGGTTCGTGTTGTTGTGCGCTGCGGTGAGTGGGTTGTCGTTGGTCATGCGTGTATGGTGTTGTGGGTGTTAGTCCTTAGAACTACCGCCCGCAAGCGCATTCACGCGGTCCTCAACCACCGACTTCGCCACCCGAGCGAAGAACGCCGCTGGTAATAGGAGAGCTATAAGGAAGCCATAGAGAGGCACCGTCAATTCCTGAGCGAGCCATTCAAGAATCATCACGCATCAAATCCTCCGCCTGACCTAACTCAACTCTCTTGTAAATACTGTAGAGTCGTGCGAAATCCACGCTCATCAATACGGTAATCCCCATGACGCCAACCGTCCCTCCAACCTGTCCTTCAAAAATTAAGAGGAGGATACCCACGGATAATGACCATTCCGCGAGCGTCCGGTAGGCGTGCTGGGGCATACTGAGGAGTTCGTTAAGGAAGGCGGCGAATAGTTCGAGGCGTTGCTGGTGCCGTGTCTTTATCGTGCTCATAGCTCATTCATGAAAGAATCGGGTCGCGGGCCACCGGGTTGGTGGGGCGTTCTCCGCCGTTTCCCGCGACGGGTCGGACAAACCAACTGGGGGTCCATTTACGGTGTCTCGCCGTCCCCTGTATCCCCGGGGCGGGGCAATCAACACGTGGGGTTTGTCCGAGTCGATGCGTTCGCCCGGGTAGGGGCGTGTGAAAGTGTGTCGTGGAACGTATTAAAACTACCCCCGGCCTAATACTGTGGTTCCTTATCTGGGAAACAGTGACTACACCACTTCAAATGCGACTCACTACGCGACGTGCGAATACACGCAAACATAGCCTCAACTTGCTCCGGCGTTACCAAAAACGACACAGGCTTATTCCGAGTGTCACTATCCACTTCTACCGGGTCGTGTACCTTGATAACCGTCTGACTCGGCTCTACAAGGTACATATCCAGTAGGTCACTGTGAGGCATATGCTACGCTTCGGCGCGGTGGTACTTAGAATTACTCCCGGTAAAGTGCCGCGCCAACGCTCGTAGCGAGGTCCGCGTCCCGCTCCTCAACGTACTCGAAAAACACGCTCAAGTCTGGTTCGTGGGAAAGAGCGCCTTTGTCGTAGAACTCCTTGAGGCGTCGCGCAAGCGCCCCAACCACGCTCTCGTAATCCTGCCGGGCGAGCACTTCGTTATGATGCTGGAGGTCTACGTTCCCGCATTCGCAAATCCACGGCCCCGAAGTGCCGTAGAGGTAGCGCGTGTGCTCAGTCGGATACTGCCGGCCAATATAGCAAAACTCACTCTGGATGCCATCCTTCCGCAATCCCGGTGGGCGTGTGTTCGTATAGACCGGCGTAATGTCTAGGAGTAGGCTGCCGTCAGGGGCGTCTGTGTACGTTGCGCCCTTCTTGATGGCGCGGCCTTCCAGACTACTTGCTTCCTTGAGAAAGTCCTTGTCGGGGCAGTGAACTGCCTTCACATAGCGAAAGCAGCTAGAGCACAACTTGTGGTCTGTTCGGAGTCGATTTAGCGCGTTCTCGCCTTTATCGGCATAGAAGCATTTGTGCGTGCAGTGGTTATCTCGCGGGGATTCGTAGGCGTCGAAGCCTTCCGAGCAGGTTTGGCAGTGGCGGTGGTCGCGTTCGCTGGGGTTGAAGTATAGTTCACAGTCCGAGCACGATACAATATCCGGTGATTGTCCGATGGAGACAGCCATAACTATTGATTTTTAGGGCATCCGTGTCACGGGATGACCGGGCGTGTGTGGTGGCTGGTTTCCGCGCGGTTCACTGCCGGCCCGCGTGTCGTTACGCCGTGTATTGTAAGGGGAGGGACTTATTTCTTTCCCTTACGCAACAGACCATGCACTAGTCAAATCCACTAAGCGTGGACTGCTGTTCACGCGCTTCAAAGACGTGCTTACCTAACTTTGGATGTACACAATTCCGAAGCATTTTCCCCTTCTTTGACTTTGGAATGTCATAGTCACTTAGGTCATATCCCATCATAGATTCGTGTTCATCATAATTAAATTCGGAATCCCTATCAGGAAAACCACCAGAGATGCCGATAGGCCCTAAGTCCATATCGGGAATCAGAAAGTTGGCCCAAAAAGAGTGGTGAGCAACTACTTGAGGTTCGTAGAACGGTTCGTAATAGAGTTGCACGTTTTCAACCGTGTAATCGTATCCAACACGTTCCGCATGGAGGCGCAGTAAAACAATTTCTTGCCATAGGTCCATATCAGGATATTCCGCACCGTGTTGAACTTGATTTAGTGGCTGCATACAACTATGTGTTGGACACGGTGGGCTTGTCCAAATGTAATCCCAATCTTCAAAGATATGCTCTTTTAGGTATTCGTGGGCATCTTTAACAACAACGGTATCTTCGGGGAAGTGGTCGCGGTACACTTCCGCCTTATCTTCATCCCATTCAACGGCGGTTACGTCTACGTCCGTCCAGTGTTTGCGGTTGCCGCCGATACCCGCGTACAAGTTCAAGACTTTCGTGGTTTCGTCGGTCATTTGCGTGCCTCCATGCAAACCTCACTCATCGTTGTCTAACACTCCTTCAATCGTATTCGCACTCATCGCATACGCAAACGCCGCCCCCTGATTATACTTCCGTGACTGCGCCGACGTTGCATCCGCGGCTTTGTCCTCCTTGTCGTGTTGCAGGTCGCGGAGCGTTTCAACGACACTACGCAGGTCTTCGGTCTCTAAATCACTCATCGGTATCCTCCTCGTAGACCGCCCCACAATTCAGGCAATAGGATTCACCATCATGATACTGGTAGTGCGTCGTAACGCCGCCACAGTACGCGCAGTCTAGCGCCTTCGTATTACTAACGTACTCACTCATAGTCTTGGATGACCTCCGTTAGAAGGCCAATCGCCTCACTATACGCTACTGTTTTTTCAGTGGACGTGGACACATCCTTACTGTGGCGAAGACGCTCACGAACCTCAAAGAGGCGTTCGATTTCAATCCCGTCACTCATGCTTGTGGTCCTCCATGTATTCGGCGACGACTCTCCGAACGGGCGTTTCCATAGCCGCTTCAACCACGCTTCCGCTATCGTATTCATCAAGGAACGATTCAGTTAGCGTTTCCTCTGCCGTATAATACGTTGGGACGTCCTTCTTGGTTTCCGTGTCTTGCGCTCGGATTTGAACGATAATCTCAATACCGTTACTCATTCGCTCCACCTCGTTTCGCACTCCCGGCACTCCAACACCTGCATAGTACCCCAGTCGTCGCGCTGTTCACGTGCTCGAACCAGTAGCCGACTATCACCATGCTCGCAAGTCATGATTCTATCTCCGTGAGGATAGCCTCAACCAGTTCTAACGCCTCATCCTCCCGAATATCCATGAACGCCCGCCGCGTATCCGGTGCTCGCTTATTACCATAGATTTCCACGCTCTCGGCGTACTCTCCAATCTCGAAGGCGTAGATGGAGTCTGTTTCACTCATGCTCGATTCCACCCACAATTCACGCAGTACGCCGGCGGAAACCCCTTCACAATACGCACCTCTCGCGTACTCTCACACCGCGGGCAGAGCGTTTCCTCCTCTCGGTACGTGACTGTCATGCCGATAGGTTGCTGGCCGTCAATTGCTTTGTTGCCGTCGTCTTGCGTAGTCATTCGTGACACCTCGGGCAGTACGCCACACGGTCGCGTCCATGCACGCCAACCTGACCCCGGATTTCGGCGTTGCTTTCCGGGACGCTTTCACCGCACTGCTCGCACTCTAATGTGAACTCACTCATTCTAGGGCCTCCATGCGGACTTCACTACGCACAATCTCCCGCACCCTATCCTCCGACACGACACCCTTACCCTCACCAAGAAGCCGCCACACGGTATCCTCATAACTCGACTCATGTGGCCCTCGTTCTTCCTTGAGGCGGTCGCGGAGGGCTTTCGACACCTCAATCGTTGTCTTGTCAGTCATTCGTGTCCCCTCCGGTTTGTAGAACACAAACCACCGATTCTCCGTCGTCTCCGACTTCTTCGTTGTCGTCCCAAACAGCGGTTCACGCGGCGCAAGCGAAAGGACGTCCTCGAAGTCCTCCGCATCATCGGAGAATTTGAACACGAGCGTGCCGCCGGGTTTAAGAATCCGCCAGAGTTCCTCGAAGCCAGCGCGCAAGTCCTCTTGCCATGTCTCTGCGTGGAGCGCGCCGTACGTTTTCGTGATATACCCCTTGAGGTCCTCCATGCCGTTTTCGCGTTTCGCGTGCGGCGGGTCGAACACCACGAGGTTGAATGACTTGTCGGGGTAGGGGAGGTCGCGTCAAGGATTTCCTCGCTAGGGACTTCACTCATGGTACAACATCTGGTAGAGTTCATCTGCCGCTGTCTTGAACGCGGTTCGCCCGGATTGACTACACCCACCACGCGCCACTTCATTCCACTCTGTTACCAGCAATTCTAGGCGACTCACAAGCCCATGGCACGACTCACAAACACACGCCCCTTCATCCTTCTCTAACTCATAGAGCGTAATAGTGCCCTTATCCTGAGTGCTATCACAAACGACACAATACTTGAGTTCGTCACTCATAGGTTGAGTTCCCCGGGGTTCCAGTACCGCGCGCAATCATCACACAACCACTCCACGGAGTTCCGCATCTCTCGAACAGTGCCGTTACAGTTCGGACACCGTGCGGTTTGCCGTTCGTATTTGTTGCCGAGGTCGTCTAAGTCACTCAAGTCAGTCATGTTTGGTGTGGAGGTCGCTGCTCTTGTTGCATTCGGGGCATTTCCGGCCGGTGCCGGCGACGCCGGGGACGCGGGCTTTCGTGCTGCTTTTTGCGCCGGTCCAGCCACAGTTGAGGCATTTCGCCGTCATTGGCTTTCTACACCTAACCCTATGCACGCCACCATAATAAAACTATGGATGGACTATGGCTTTATAGTACGTCGTCTTTGGGGAGTGTCCAACACCCACTACTAGCCCGCGCACACGAACACGAGTAGCGAACCCCAAACTCGCCAATATACTCCACCGAAGCGTACTTAGAGCACTTAACACAACGGAATTGCCCTGTATTCGACGCGAGTTGACTCGCCATACAATAGTGTACGCAACCCACGCGGAAAACACCCGTGGTTACTACTGCTGGTACGCCATCGCAATTACGTGTAATTCACGTTCACACCACGGACACGCCGGATTGGCGCTCTGTTCCAAGTCACCGTACACCGTATCTTTCGGGAAGCCACCGCCACAATCCGGGCATTTGAAATCCATTATTGTTTGATTTCTATATAGGCGTCGTAGTCATCCCACTGTTCATCCCGTAACTGCCATGCGGCGTGGCGGTCGGTCGGCACGACGACAAGCCGGGGGTTGCCGGGGGTGCCGTCCACGTGCACGGATTCGATGAGGTGGTGGCTCTCTAGTTGGGCTTTCTGGACTTCGATTTCCATGCTCATAGGTTGGTATTGTCTTTCATAGTCAAGTGACTTAACACTATCCCAGCTTACTGTGGTTGCGGTCGCAGCGGGATGCCTTCCCACCGACCATGGCACTTGAAACAGAGCGTCACAAGGTTCTCAAGGCGATTTGCACGCTCGTAATCAAGCGTACCATCATCATGCCGGAACGACTCCTTACGCTGAATGTGGTGGACGTGTAGGCCCGCATCATGTTGCTCGCGGTGTTCTCCGTTCGACATGCCACAGACCACGCACTCATAGCCATCCTTCTCAAGACGCTTCTCGCGCTGCTCAGACCAATTCGCACCATAGCCATTACTATGTCCCCCCTTCCAGTTCGGATGGTCTTTACCACGGTTATTATGACTCACCCATTCGGCGTGGCACTCGTCGCTACAGTAGAAATTATCGTACCGTTCAGCGACAGACGGACTACGCTCTAACGACTCGCCACACCATGAACACTCGACGGTTTCGTATTCCTTCCAGCGCGGGTGGTTTTCGCCACGCCGATAATCCGACTGCCATTTGCTTGTGCATTCCATACTACAGAAGTTCCGTTCGTTCCGCTCAATCTTTTCAGCCGCCTTTTGATGCTCTTTACCGCACCAATAACATTCAACGGTTAGCGACGGGTCAAATAATGGATTGTCTTCTCCGGTCTGGTTTTCTGAAATCCATTCACCGTGACACTCATGGCTACAAAACGCCTTCTCATTCTCCTCATAGTTGCACGTTTTCTTCTCGGTTGATTCGCCACACCAATCACAGTCAACGGTGATAGTCTTGCCTTCCCAAAGGTGGGAGTTTTCACCGCTCAGGTTCTCCGACTGCCACTTATTGAAGCAGTCGCGGCTACAGAAATCGTGGTCGTTCCGCTTCTTTCGCTGGTTCTTTTCTGCTGTATCCCCGCAGTAGTCGCACGTGATTGTTATACCAGCGATTGATTCGCCGTGTGTCTTCGCGTGGTGGACTTTCATGCCGTTGCGTGATTTGAATGAGTTGCCACAAGTAGGGCATTCACTCATTTTCTTCAGCCTCCATGCCTTTATCGACAAGTTCTCGGACGCGTTCGCTAAACTCTCCCTCCTCGCTCGTTGCAAGGATATACTGGAATTGCCCACGGTCAAAATTGACTGTCTGAGTTGGCATCTGCGTATGTTACAATAACACCAACAACAATAAAGGCAACGGTTAAGATGAATCAATCGGGTTCTTGGAGAGTGATTCGGGTGCAGCTGGTTCTCCGGTGGTGTCTACGGGTTCAGCGTCTACGACTTCTGTGGTGCCGCCGTCCGTCGCGCCGGGTGTCTCCGTCTCAAACTCCTCACCCTCGGATTTAAGGAACGCCACGGTATCCTCGAAGGAGTCTTTGTCGGTGAAGGTCTTGGTTTGGTCGTCGCGGATGATTTTATACTCGTTAGTCATCGCTTTGAATGTCGCGGGCGCGGTCAAACACGTCACGGTCTTCAAGCTCCGAAATGAGCGTGTCGAGGTCTTCGGCGGCCGCTTCGGGGGTTTCTGCGCGGACTTTGAGGTCGTGCGTGTCTTGGTCCCTAGTAGCGGTCCCCCGCTTGATTTGCGTCTTAATGCGGATTTTCTCGTTTGACTCGGTGACTCGGTGGTCGGGTTCGTCGCTCATGTTGCGTCTGTAGTGTCACACCCCACCCACAAATAAGTTCGGGTTGAACAAACCGAACCCGGCATTTTATTACCCTGCACGTCCTAACACCCAATCGTGACATACGTCAAAGCAGACATCCCCGAAGACACCCACAAGCAACTCCGCGTCAAAGCCGCCGAACAAGGCGTGCGAATCGAGGAAGTCGTCGCAGACCACCTCGAATTCGCCGTGGAACACCGGCTTGCCGAAGCAAAACCCACCACCCAGAACGATGCCGAATAACACCAACCGAACCCTCCACGAAAGCACCGCCACCGTCCGCGTAGACGACGACAGTGCGCGGAGTAACTACACCATCCACGTTGAACACCCCAACGAACCACAGGGGACGCGGTGTTTCCACCGGAACAGTCGGGAAATGGTCGTCTCGGGCGTCCGCAAGCACTTAGACCGACTCACCGATAGCGAGATTGCACGCGTGGAAGTCCTCGACCGCGCCGACCTCGCACTATCCGAATTAGAAGTACGGCCCGAGTCCTACGAGCGTACTGGGGCGTTTGCGCCGGACACGCCAACGGTGGAGGTAGACGCATGAGTAGTCAGCACGCGCCCGAGCACCGAGCCGTAGACGGTGGGTTTGAATGCGAGTGTGGAACCACCCGGCAAACGCCGCTCGGGATTGCGCGGCATCGAGCCATATGCCAGCGAGGTGAGTCCGGGGATGCGGCACGCGACCAGAACGGCGACCCCATCCTCAAAGAGCGTGATAGCGAATGAGCGACGAAACCAGCCCACCAAGCCCGCATATGGTGTCGATGGCGCACACGAACTACCGGAAGGCAATTGACTGGATGGCGTGCGTCATCGCCGTCAAGCGCAACGAAATGTCCGAAAATGAGGCTATGCGCTGGCTCAATATGGACGAAGTGGAGCAGGCCGAATCAGAGCTAGGGCCGAATGACGAGTGCTTTGAGGTGGGTGAGGAGCGACTTCGTGAGGTCTGGAACGAGGAGCGTGGTGATTTGGATGGATAGTCATCGGCACTGCCCCAACTGCGACAGCACAGCAACCGAAGTCGTCCACACCGAATACTACTCGGATACGATTGAGCGCGTGCGAATCTGCCGGGACTGTCCCGTTCAGTATACGGTGGAGTATGGCCTCCCGGAAATCACCGACACCACACAACTAGAATGACCAACTTGAACGACTACAAAGACCTCGGCGACTGGGAACCCGACTACGAGTGCAACCAGTGCGGCCACGCAACCAACGAAAAATTCAGGGACGGCGAATGCCCCGCGTGCAGTCCCGGCCGAAAGTGGGTTGTTGGCGCGTTTGCAAAAGAACGCCTTCCAGTAGACCATTCCCGGGGTGTGACCGGGTATCCGGAACGAACGGTGAGACTCTAATGCCGGGAACACGCTACGAGCAAAAACTAGCGAAACTACTCCACAGTAACGGATTCGAGGTAATGCGCGCTCCGACAAGCGGCGGTGGCACGAAACGCGACCTCCCGGACCTCTTGTACGCGCAACCGGGAGAGCGGCCTGTGGCGCTCGAATTGAAGACAACGAGTAACGACAAGGCATACTACGACGAGGAAGAGGTTGCGGCGTTAGATAGGTTTGCGCGCGCTTTCGATGCGAACTCGCGGTTATGCGTCCGCTGGAAGGGCGACACAAGTTTCTATGAGCACGCTCCGGCGAGTGCGCGGCGGACGGACGCAGGGACATATGTCGTGGACGAGGACACGGAGATTCGGCGAAAACACGAACCATGACTAGCGACGACGAGGACACCGTAATCATCGCAAAGAATAGTGAAAGCGCCCGCGTCTACCACACCGTCAAATGCCACCGCTACCCCAATACGCCCCGCGAAATCACCATCGGGGAAGCCAACCGCCGGGGCTTACGGCAGTGTAAAGAATGCACGGGTGACGTGGAACGCGGGAATGCAACCGGCACACCACTCGCCGAGAAGCTGGATGAGATGAACGCAGACGACCTATGAGTGATAATTACACATACCTCATGGAAAACGGCCCGAGCACGCACCACGACCTCCCCAAAGGAAGCAGCGGCACCACACGGAAAGAACGCCAACGAGGAGTGTCGAAGTTCCGGATTACAACCGGACACGGCAATCAGAAAAACGGCGTTGGCCATAACCAGACCCCCATCTACTATATCGACGGCGAGCACTCCCCCGAAGCGGTACTACGGGCGTGGAAAGCGGCGAATCCGAGTTCGGTGGAGAATCTTGGCGCGCGGTCGCTCCACCAGAAGATAGTCACAAACAAAACCGGGTTCGGCGAAGCGAGCAAGGCGGTGTTCGGGCCGTTTGAATCCTACGCGCACGGGAATCATGGGGATAGTACGACGGATATGGATTGTCCGTTTTGTGGCGCGGAGATTCGCCAATTCCCCGTTCATGTAGACGACTGTCCAGAACTATGACCGAAACGGCTTACGTCAATAAGGTCGCCACTAGGGACGTATTCCACACGGACCCCGACTGTCAGTATATCCGCGCCGAGTACCGCACGTGGGATCTCGAAACCGCGCGGGCGTGGTATCGGCACTGTGAACACTGCGCAGGCAACTACCAATAAAACGATGACCGATTTAGAATTGAGTGAGCAGGAACGCGAGCGAGCACAAGCAATCCTCGACGGGGACGCACGCGCGCTAAACTCCGGCGACGAAACCACCCCAACCAGCGTCACCGAATCACTCTGCCGGCAGTGGCGCGAACACGTCCGGAATGATGGCCGCCCCCAGTCCGTGGACGCACACGGATTTACGCGGAGTGCTATCCGGAAGCATATCTCGGGGAATTGCAGCCATGATGGAACGGGAACGCCCGTGAGACACAAGCATGGCGTCTGGAAGCCAGCCGAGACGGCGGCGGATGGGTATGAGGTGCGGCGGCTTGGCTGGCGGTATGAGTGCCCGGAGTGCGACCACCGGGATATTGCGGTTCGGGAGCAGTGGTTGTATTGTCGGGCGTGTGGGGGGCGGATTCCGGAGGTCTGGGATTTGCGGGAGGAGCGGTTGGTTGGACTGCGTGGGGTGGAGAAGGAGACCGGGTAGGGGTCTGCGTGTGTGGGGTTGTGCCGCGTGGTACTTAGTTCTACCGGAGTGTGGTTGGTTTGCGAAGATTTATAGGGTCGTAGCCATGACTAGGGAGTAAGCGCGTTCAGCAAGCCCGAGGGGAGGTAGGCACTCCCCCCGAAACAAGGAGCCAACTACACTCCTTGCTTGGGGATGCAGTGCCTTAATCCTTTCCTTAGTGGCTTCTGTCGCGCGACAACCAACCATGACAGAGCCGATATATTGCGACGACTGCAACGCCGCCGTCCGCCTCGAACGCACCCAGTCAAAGAGCCTCAAAGCGACGTGTGCGTGCGACGACCAGCGGAACGTCCGCGTGTCGAACGTCCTCCCGGAGGGGTGGCTATGAACAACACGAGTTGTTACTTCTGCGGCGAACCCAGCCAGCTCGAACAACACCACATCGTCCCGCGGCGCTTCGACGGGAGTGACGACGACGAAAACCTCGTCCGCGTCTGCCCGACCTGCCACGAGAAACTAGAATCGCTGTATGATAAGCGATTCTACGACGCTCTCGGCGTAGAAAAACCGGATAGTGGGGATGGTGAGTTCGTTGGGTTTTGCGCCCACGGCGACTGTCACGCGGAAGCCGACCACAGAGTAACCGGTGCAAAAACGTTCACGTTCTGTGACACCCACTTCACGTGCGATTACACCACGTGTGATAACAAGCCAGTGAAGACAATCCCAACACCCGACGAAGGCACTGCCGGATGCGTTTGTGAAGAGCATGGACGATGCGACTACAAGGAATGCCAACGGAAAGAAGTGGGTGTATATCGGATAGAACCACAATTCGGCCCGGATAAGACCGCCATTCGGTGCCGGTTCCACCCACTAGACGAAACAACGCTATACACCATCGAGAATGCAAACCGACCGGGGTGGGGAGAATGACGGCATTCCACGTTCAGGAAGTCGGTAGCATCCCCCGTAGCAACACACAACACAACACCCCCGTTAACAATTACTACTACGTTGTTATTCCTAACAACGAGTTCGTGTTTGGTGTGGTGGAGGTGGAAGCATGACGAAGACAACCCGCAGTTTCAGCATCGACGAGGAGCTTGAACAAGAGCTACAGCTGCGGAACGATGTAAACGCGTCGGCGGTCGTGAACAACTTCCTTAGTGAGTTCCTTGCCGCTTCGGATGCTACCGAGGAAGAGGTGTTGATTCGTGAACTCACGCGGCAGATTGAGGAACTGGACGAAGAAATCGAAGAGAAGGAAGAGAAGCGCGAGGAACTGGTTGAACGGCGCGAGCGGGTACGTGAACGTGCCGAGGTGGATAGCGAAGAAGAGAAGCACGAACAGCTTCAGAAGCTTCGGCATGTGCCCGCTGACCCCGAGCATAGTCTCGTGCAAGACGTTGCGGATGAACTAGATATGACGCCTGAGGAAGCCCTCAAGGAGGTTTACGACGAATGAATGGTATTCCCGTCCACGAAACGCCGCAGAACGAACTCGTAGACAACTGCCTCTCGTACCTCTCCAAGTACGAAAAAGACGCGCTCGCCGAAACCCTGCAATCCAGCCGCGACGCCCACCATGTTGACTGGCGGGACATCTACCAGTACGACCCAGACCTCGCCAGCGACTTTGTGCGCCACCCCAAGACGGTGCTTGAGGCGTTCCGCACGGCACTGGATGAAGTAGCGCTTCCCGACGGTGCCGGACGCCTCGAAGCACTTGACGTGCGCGTACACGGCGTGGATAGCCCGCAAACCACGGTGAGCAATCTGCGGAGTGAAGAGCACCGCGGCCAATACATGGGCGTTCGGGGGCAAGTGTCGCTGGCGACGCAAGTCAACCCGAAGCTCATGAGTGCCATGTTCAACTGCGAGCGGTGTGCCGCGCCGGACTCAAAGTTCCGCGTTGGCCCCATCCCACAGTCGGGGGAGGATATCCAGATGCCGGGTGAGTGTCCGGGGTGTGAGCGGCAAGGCCCCTATACGCTTATCGAGGATGAATGCGAGTGGCTAGACCACCAAATCGTTGAACTGTCGGACCCACCGGGAGAAAACCCCGGCACGTCGGGAGACGTTGTGCCCGTGCATCTCTATGGGGATGCCGCCGGGCAAGTCAATCCCGGCGACCGGATTAGGGTGAATGGTATCGTTGACACGGACCACGTGCGGTTGCAGAACCAGAGTAGTGAAGCGCGCCGCCGTGATTGGCTCGTGCACGGCCACGCCATCGACGAGGAAGAAACCGCGTTCGAGGACGTGGAACCGGAGCGCGTGGATGAAATCCAGTCTATCGCCGAGCGAGACGACGTGCGGGAGCGTTTCGTTGCGTCGTATGCGCCGGACATACTCACGGGTGAAACCGGCGACAAACACAAGCTCGCGCTCCTGTTGGCGCTGTTCGGCGGCTACTCGGAGGGCGACCGCGACGACATTAATGTGTTCCTGATTGGTGCGCCCGGCACCGGGAAGAGCCAATACTTAGAACGCGCGAAAGAACTCGCGCCGAAAGCGGTGGAAGCGAGTGGGAAGGGTGCTACTGCCGCCGGCCTCACGGCCACCGCCACCAAGTCCGAAACTACGGGGAAGTGGATGCTTGACGCTGGCGCACTTGTGCTTGCGTCGGGTGGTGTGGCGTGTATTGACGAGTTCGATAAGATGCCGGACCAAGTGCGGAAGTCCATGCATGAGGCGATGGAGAACCAGCGCGTCCCCATCAACAAAGCCGGTATTAACACCACTCTCACAACGGAAACCACCGTATTGGCGGCGGCGAATCCGAAAGAAGGGTCGTTCAATCGGTTTGAGGCGTTGAACGAGCAAGTGGAACTCGGCAGTCCGCTCCTCTCCCGGTTTGACCTTATCTTCGGGGTGAGTGACGAGGTGGACGCCGAGCGCGACGAGGCGATTGCACGCCACCAGCACCAACGGCTTGAGGGGCAGGAAGGCGACGAGTGGTTGCTTGACGACGACCTCATGACCGAGTATATCGCATATGCACGCCAAAACATCCACCCGACCTATGCGTCCGATGAACCGCGTGAAGAGCTGGTAGAATACTATATCGACAAGCGTGAAGAGTCCGCAGAAGGCGACGACGAGAGTGTCACGCCCGTAACGCCGCGGATGAATGATGCGCTGCGGCGGCTTGCACAAGCGTCGGCGCGGATGCATTTGCGCGACGAGATTACGATGCAGGATGCCGATATCGCTACGGAGTTGATGGACTTGACGCTTGGTGATACGGCGTTAGAACCGGACGGGAGTCTGAATGGGGCGAAGCGTGAAGGCAGGAATAAGACGCAGGAAGACCGGCTTACGACAATCAAGGAGTTGTGTCGTGAGGGGTCGAAGACGTTTGAGGAGTTGCAGGAAGAGACGGGTATCTATGAGTCGAAGCTTGAGCATGAGATTGAGAAACTGAAGCAGCAAAAGGAGATTTACGAACCGAGCAACGGAGAGTACGAAGCGCTATGAATGGGAATCCGAATCCGGTGGATAACCGCGGCGGCCCCTACGGAAGCGACTGCCCCGTGTGCGGGGAGACAGTGCCACAGTTACCGGGGCATATTGAGGCCGAGCACGATGCCTAGCGAGCATTCCAGCGGGGCGAGTGGTGGTGAATCGAAGTCGTGGGAACGGAAGATTGCCACGGAGTTCGATGAGACGACTGCGATTGCGTGCATCAAGGGTATCCGGAGCGAAGAACGAGCGCGTGAAGTCTTGGGCCTCATTAACGAGCATGGGGTTAGTGACGGCCGCAAGTCGGTGGTGGTTGGGGTGGTTGGGGAGTTAGCCGGCGACGAGTAGGGTGTTGTTTTGGTTTGCTTACAATAGTTTTAAGTTATAGGGGGTTGTCTATGCGAGTGTAGAAGGACGATGACAGCACAACCCCAACCCACCACGGAATGGCAGCACAGTCACGCACTCACCGAAGGCGACGAACTTAACACGGAACACGGCGAACGCTGGCGCGTCACCACCGTCGAGGATGATGGCACGGTGCGCGTCCGCCGGCTTGACGACGGCCGCCGCGGCCCGAACGACCGTGACGCGTGGAGCGAAGAAGCGGTCCGACACTCGCTTTCGAACGGCGAATTAGAGCGTGTGAGTGACGGGAAAAGCCACGAACTCGCAACGTACTAACGATGAATTGTGAGAATCACGGCAGTACGGTCGAACTCGACGAACGCGGCAACCGGTACTGCGCGTACTGCAATCGTCCAATCACCACCACCAGCCACGACTACTAACGATGCCAGCGAAAACCGAAACCGGCCACATCATCCGGCCATACACGCGAACAAGTATCGCCGCCACGTCCTTTGAGTGCCGTGAGTGTGGTGCGGTAGCGACGACGCCGCGCGGGTTCACGGGTGATTGCGATGGGTGAATGCGAGCACTGCAACACCCAGTTAGACGAACCCCACACGGCGAAACAAGTCCCGGGATACGAAGGACCCGTAACGCTGTGGTTCTGTGAGAGGTGTAGCAAATGACGGGTGTGTATGAGGCGAGTGCGGGCGGGGTGCAAGTCCTGCACGCAATCGCCACGGCAGATACGGCGTTGACCGCGCGCGAAATTGCCGACCGGCTTGATGGTGCGACCGTTGACACAACGCAAGCCACGTTAACGAAACTCTACCGCGCGGGGTACGTGGTGTGGCGGGAGCGGGAGACTAGTGGGTTTGGTGGGAATCCACGCGAGTACGCGGTCTACGAACCAGACGGTGATTCACTATGAGCGAAGGCTACGGACGATTCGACCTTACGATAGGCGTTCCAGACGACTACGACGGCCACCGCTGCGAGTACGCGCGGGAATACCTCCGCGAGCATCTTGGTGATGGACTTGTTGAGGCGTTGGTTATTCAGCGAACGGTTCCGGCTGACCCGCCGGGCGGAGATAGTACTAAGGAGTATTATCGTGTTGGTGGGAATATCCGCATGAAGCGGGTGCTAGACGAATGACGGTTGTCGGGCAACTCTACGTCTGTAGCGATTGCGGCACCACACTCACGCACGACGACGGATTCATCGACGCCTGCTGCAAAGAGTGCGGCGGCCTAAAACCCGTCTCAATGGCAGTCTACGAATCGGAGGCGGCGCGCCGTGGTGAGGTGCGGGCGTTCATTCAGAAGCGCAACGACCGCTCGGAGTTACTGCTTCGGGATGCGGCGGGGTGTGGGTGGGTTGCGTCGCCGGATACAATGGAGGTGACGCGCTAATGTCGGGCGAACAAGACGGCCGTGCAATCAATCAGTGCGACTATTGCGGCGAAGAAAAGCCGACGATACCGATTAGCACGCGCGGTGGGACCATCCGTGTCTGCCGAGACGACCTCGACCAAGTGCCAGCGGAAAACCGCCGCGAGTGGCCTGAGGACTGTCCCCTCGTTGACTCAGGGGCGTACAACCCGCCAAAGGTGAACTACTGTCCGTCGTGTGGTGGAGAGGTTAAATCCACGGTCGTAGCGACTCAGTACCGCTGCATGGACAGTGGGGAGGTGTTCTACGTTGAAGTCTGAGGACAGTGCGGAGTACGACCGCGTGATTCCGCGCGTTCAGTGCCCGCACTGCCTCCGCGGCCCACTCCCCGCCCAGCGTGGCGTGAACGTGTGCTCGCGGTGTTCGGGGGTTTTCCGAGTAAGATCGGAAGAGCACACGTCTG